AGAATTGTTAGAAAGTTCGGTTGAAGTAACGGCTCCGGGTGCTATTTTTGAAGTTGTTACAGAATTGTTAGAAAGTTCGTTAGTTGTTACAGCATTCTGGGCAATTTTACCAAAAACAACAGAATTGTTAGAAAGTTCTGTAGAAGTAACTGCTCCAGATGCTATTTTTGAAGTTGTTATAGATCCATCTTGTATATTTGTTGTAGATACCGCACCATTTGCTATTTTATTTGTAGTTACCGCAAAATCTATAATTTTGGAAGTAGTCACAGCGTTGTTAGAAATCTCACTCGAAGTAATTGAATTTGGGTTCAATTTATTAGAAGTAATCGAACCATCGCTTAAATTAGAACCAGATATAGTAAAAGATAATTTTGTAATGTCTATGCTTCCAGGTGATATAAGACTTCCTGAAATTCCATTCGCAAGTTTATCAGTAGTAATTGTTCCGTCTTTAATATGTATTCCCTCTATCGAGAGGTTGCTTATTTTATCTGAGTTAATAGCCCCTGGTGCTATTTTAGAGGTTGTTACAGAAGATTCTGCTATATTGAATGTGAGTATAGAACTTCCTTGTAATTTTATACCATCTATAGAACCTGGGGCAATCTTATCTCCAGTTATTGATAAACCAGCAATCTTATCTCCAGTTATTGATGACTCCATAATATTTTCTCCGTCTATAATACTATCCTCTTCTGTTACTTGGCGTCTTCTAGACATATTTATTATCTATTTAACATTATAATTTTTTTAAAAAAAAATATTTACTAATATTAAATGTTGGCTAAAAAAGAATTAATGGTAATTGGATTTTTTGTAGGATTAGTGGTAATTGTTGCAATTTTCGCTATTGTAACCAAAAAAATTAATATTTTTGAAAAATCGGTAGATAACCCTGTTAGCAATTACGATTTTTTCAGTTCTGCAGCTAAAAATGTGGCAAAGGATATTTACGTCTCTGCGTTTGACGCAGAGGGAAATATATACCCTCTTAATTTAGATGCTTTTATATACAAAGAAATTCGAAAGACACAAAATGCACTAATGGATCAGGTTAATGCAGTTCTAGCAGCACAAAATTATGTTAAAAGGAACGAGTCCGTTTTTATGCAGGTGGACGGAGTTGGGCGATTACAAACAGACGGAAACAGATACATGAAAGCAACTGCCGGTGGAAACGGTCAGTCGATAACTCTTTTCTAAGACACTAATCGGATTTATCTTCAGTAACAACATCTGGATCAAGTTCATCATCCGAATCTGAAGAAATTTCATACTGTTTCCAATCAATGGCATGTCTAAAACAATAGCATTTTTTAGAACCGTCCGGAGTTTTAGTAGCATTTGCGCTACATGGATTGCCATCTTTATTAACTCCCCCGCATTTTTCTTTTTTGGAAGAAATTTTAGAATCGTTATCAGAATTTTCTTTGACTAATTTTTTTCCAGACGTTTCAGTAGACTTTGATCCCGGTTTATTTTTAATGTATTTTTCAAGTTCCTTTTTTGTAACTTTTCCAGTTTCACTTGGAATTTCTTCGAGAGTTACGCCACATTCTGCTGCATATTCTTCAGCAATTTTGGTTGCAAATTTTTTTACAGTAGTAGTATTCAGTTTTGGAACCGTATTCAATTTTGGAACCGTATTCAATTTTGGAACAATTTTTTCGTCATTCAGAATTTTGTGAGCAAAATCGACAATGATGGAGTCAAAAATAGTTTTGATTTCATCGATTGCCGAGTCTGGAAGTGAATACTTATTCTTGAAAGCTGTAAACGTAAGCTCGATCGACATAGTTTTTCATACTAATTAACGACTTACTTTCTAAGTAAATTATTAATTAGCAATTTCGATATTAATCCGTAATTAATTATTTAATTTTTTTCAATTTTAGTTTTTCTTAGCCGTTTTTGTTTTTGAGGAATAAGATCGTTCCATAGTTCTGAAACATCTTTTAACATTGGTGTAAATATTGTTTCTATAGCCGATTTGAATTGATGTTCAAAGTAATATACATAATCTATTGGAATTCTATTTTTAATTACATAATTTGGATCTTCTACCTTTTCAAATTGCTTTGTACTATCGTATGTAGCAAAAACATATGGAACCCTGTCTCCAGACGCAACTTTATCCATTTTATCTCGCGATTCTCTCTTTCTTGCTAGTGCTACGTGTGGAATATTTGCTGGACATTTATCAAATAACGTTTCTTTTTCACAACTAGGACATTTATGTGTAGTTTTAATAAATTCATCTACCGATTTTTTTGTAAGAACTATTATGTCCATCTCTTTTTTTCCAATTACATTAAGTTCATAATAAGTTTTTGTACATTGTGTACATACTGCTTTGCGATCAAACGCATACCCAGATTTAATGCTTTTAGATAAAAGCAAGTCTTTCATTGGAACTTCTCCATTAATTAACTTTCTAATTTTTTCTCTCGCAAATTCTTTACTCGTGTCAATTAGTTCATCTACATTTTCGAATGAATAATTTAAAACTTTTTTATTTAAAAAAATGTATTCGAAAATCTGTTTTGAATTTTCTCTTACAAATGGGCAATTGTCTCTTCTAACAACCTGTATACCTTTGTAATCTATGTAATCATGTTTTGAAGGTTTTGTCCAAAATAGACTTGCATAGCGTTTCTTAGAGTAAAGAATAAACGGATACATTACCTTTTCAAACTCGAGTTCGATAGGATTTTTGAATGTAGCCGATATTCTATTAGCACATTCGGGTGCTACTCTAAAAACATAGTCCATATGTTCTTGTCCTTTGAAGTCGCTTTTAAATTTAACATATATAGAGTCTGTGTCACCATACACAACTTCACAGTTGTACCATTCTTCGGCGCATTTTTTTGAATGCGCGATCATTTGCCTACCACAGGCTGTTACGGATGCTGCGATTAATTTATTTGGAAGTCTTCCGTATTTAGCGCCCGTAAAACCATAAATACTGTTCATAGAAACTTTAATGGCAAGTTGTACACCGTTTAGAACAGCGTATAAAGAATCTTCTGGTAAAAGATTTTTCATTTGTTTTCTAATTGCTTTACGTTCTTTCCATAGTCGTTCTAAAATTTTTGGCATAATACCTTTGTGATTCTGAGCAAATTTAACTTCACCTTCATCCCATTTAATTGTTTCGTAAGTGATATTTTCTAAATTATCAAATTCTTCACTTTCTACTATAGTCGAATAATCAAAGTTATGAGCGATCATAACAGATGGATATAGACTTGCGAAATCCAATCCAGCAATTGGTTCAAAGTGTGCCCCAGGTGTAGCATCTAATACAGTCGCTCCCGTAAATTTTTCTTCATCGTCTGTTTCTTCAATTGGCTTATAATCTATAGTTGGAATGAGAAAATCTTCCTTTTTTGTTTCATAAGCAATTTGCGTATGAACTCTAATTTGTTGTCCACGTAATTCTATGTATTGCATTGGAACCATTGTAATATTCGACATTCCAATCATATTTGTGATAATTCTTAATTTTAGCATCAACTCGATTAGCAACCAAGTATCTTGAGCACAATACTTAACAACTAGTGCTATTTTGTCTTTTGTGGATGTATTAAAATTAAAAAGATCTGCAGGACTAAGGTCGTCTTTTGTATCGCCTATAAAATGTTCGGCTACGTGACTAAGTTTGTAGGATTCTAGTTTATGCTCTTTTTTAATAACGAACATTAAATCAAATTGAGTTACTCCATAAACCTTGATGTATTTCATTGTATTGTCGCCATACGCAGACGTATTCAACTGGTCTTCATGAATATGTGCTGCTTTACTTTCAATTCTACTAAGATTTTCTAAAATGTATTCTATACCAAGAACTTTAGCCCTTTCATAGACATATTTCCAGTCAAAGTTATAACCGTTATATTGAATTAAAATGTCTGGATCTGTTTTAATTATAAATTTAACCCAGCCAATAATGAGGTCTTTTTCTGAATCGTATTCTTCAATAATTATTCCATCTACCGGATCACAGCACTTATCGATTGGGCTTTTGATAGTTACTACATGCTTAATACTTTCTTTTGTAGAAAATTTATAAAGACTAGTTCCAATTTGAGTTATTATATCGTTTGGATTTTCCGGATTTGGAAATTCATTTATGTTTTCATATCTAGTGGAATAAGAAAACGCCTCTATATCCCACGAAGCTAGTGTTATATTACTTACTTCTTGTAAATCAAGGGGCGAAACCTGATTGTATTTTGCAGTGTAACTGTGCTGACATCTAGATATATTATTATCTCTTTTAGCATTTTTTACAGATACCCAACCCGCCATCTTGATTTCCATTTTATGTGTAAAGCGTAAATATGGTTCGATATTAGACTCATACAAATCGAATTTTAATGGATTAATGTCTATCGATATTATTTTTGGCAAGCCTGTTTTAATTTTAGGATTGAGTATATATCTAATTTTATTGAACGTACTCAAATTTTTACAAACAAATTTTATAAATTTGTATTTCTTACCGTTTGTAAAGCCTTTGTATTTTTTACGCTCTACAATTGATACCAATTCTAAACCGTCCCTATTTCTATATAGTTTATTTTTAATGTATTTTTCAAGTTCTTTCTTTTTGTATTCGTCGAATGTTTTCTGTAAATGGTCTGGAATAAGTGCAAATAAATAAGGTTGATAGTCTTCAAATCTTACACAAACGGATTCGCCATTTTTGTTGACACCAAATGTGTAAATATTATACTTAATTATTGGATCTTCACTATCAGAATATTCTTCTACTTCATCAAATGCTTCCCATGATAAAATTTGAAAATTTAAATTAATTTCTGTTATTATTTGCTGTTGGCGTATAAACGTTTCCATTATACTTTTGTATATATCATTATTTTATATAGTTTAATTAAATCTACATATTATAATAAATGACAATTCTAATTATTTTATTAATTTTAGGCATATTATATTATTTATTTAGACCCTGTAGATATTCATTTACTTCTAAAACTGGAAAACTTTTTAGAGCAAGAAATTCTAAGGTTGCCGATTTGATTGAAGTATTAATTTATATATCGCACGATATAGCAAAAAAAATTAATGAAGAAGATAGAAAAAAATTACTACTCAACTTACAAAACACAAGTTTTGTAGAATTAATAAATGAAGATCCCGAAATATTAGCATGGAATTATGATAAAGGAAGAGAAATAGGAATTAAAGTTTATGATAATCATGTTCCCCTTGACGCAGACACTATTGTTACATCACTTTTACACGAACTGGCACATTCTTTATGTGAAACAATCGGGCATGATTTAGAATGGGAAGAAAAAAATAATTATTTGCAGGGATTCAAGAATGAATATATAGACTATGTAATTAAAAATACGTTTATTAAACAATGATAATTATAATATACTTAATAAATGGAAGATTTATTCATAGGAGGTGGAGGACATTCTGGAATAATGTTTATAGGGGTTCTAGAATATTTACACGAAAATAATTTATTAGACTTAAAAAATTTTTATGGGTGTTCTATTGGTTCTCTAATAGGAATTCTTTATTTATCTGGATTTAAACCTAAAGAAATATTATCAAAATTTTTAGAACTTAATTTAAAAGAAATTGTAAAATACGATTTGTATAATATATCAAATAACCATATAATAGACGACGATTTTTTAGATAAATTAATAAGTTTTGTATTTGAATTAAATCCTGAGAACATAACTATATCCGAATTTAGCAAAAAAACTAAAGTAAATATTAATATTCACGTAACTAAATTGAATACTAATGAATATATAAATTTCAATAATACTAACTATCCGAATATAAAATTAAAGGATGCCATTAAGGCTTCTATGAGTATTCCTTTTATATTTAAAAGTGTAAATATCGATGAAGAAGAATATATAGACGGATGTTGTAAAAATATTTATGGATCCCCTACGGATGACGTATATATATGTGGTTACAGCATTATAGTTAATTTTCTAGAAGATACTTATTTTAATAAAGTATTTAGAACCTTAGTAAATTTTGATAGACCTAGGTCTACATTTATTATTGAGTGTAAAATTGAGCTTAATCCGGGAGTTTATTTAAATTTAGATAAACTAGAAAATAATTTGGTAATCGATATGTATAAAAAGGGAATTTTATACGCAAAGGAACAACTTAGGTAATTAATATAGTTCTATTTGTTTTTTTAAGTTCTTGAAGATAACTAAAATTTTCATTGAATTTTTCAATACTACCTTCTTGGTCTAAATCAGGCTCTATTTCTTGAATTTCAAACGGATTAAATTCAAGTGATACAATTGTATTTTTTGGTGAATGACGTATTTCTTTTATACAATTTTTAAATTTTTTTGAGTGGATGTACTCACCGTTAAAGTAATAGGAATCTGTATGCTCCGAAATTATAAAATATGGAATATAATTCAATTTACATAATTCGATTATACAACCAGATATTGTATTGTATTCTGTAAAATTATGAAATATAATACAAAATTTTGTGTGGTCTAAAACGTTTTTAATATCAGAATTGTAATTTTCATTAGACACTGATCTTCTAAAAACTGTATATCCCTTTTTAATACATACATTTTGTAGCATTTTTAAATTTTTACCATAAAAAATATTAATTCTGTGATTAGTATTAATACATTTATTATCTATACGTCTCATAATCTTGGCAACATTATCCCAAGATTTGTCAGCTACTACTGTAATGTTTAGTAAATTTTCTCGCAAAACATTAGCATCGTTTGTAGTATCCATACTATAGTTAATAAATTTAATTATTTTAGATTTAATCATTTTAGATTTACTTATTTTTAGCAATTAATGTGTTAATTTATAATATTTAAAATATTAAATAAATAGTATAGATGTTGAACCTTATAGTTATAATTATCTTATTCATAATTACAGGTAGTTCTTTGTACATGATTGATAAACTTTTTGAAGAAAATATTGAAATAAAACCCGAAGGTCCTATAGATACAATAGATATTTCAACTAATTTTATATTAGTAGTTTCTATGGAAAAATGTCCATACTGCGAAATATTACATAAAGATTATCTTTCTAAAACCGACAAACCATATTCAATAATTACATATAAATCTGGAGAACAATTGAGTTTCGATAATAATTTTTTAGATATACCGCCGATGGATAGGGAAAATATAATTATTGAATTGAATAAGTTGCTTCAAGGCGAGTTTGCATTTCCAACCATAATACATAACAAGAAGATAATTCGCGGACTAAAAAAAGATTCTTTAGATAAAATTTTTACATAATAGCTTGAATAATTTTTTCGTACATTGGGTTAATATTATGCGGAATATCATCTGTGTCATAAATTGCTATCGGCCAGTCTGTTTCCCTTATCACTTCTTGAATGTTTATTAGTTTAGTCTCTGTATAAGTATTGAGTTCTTCAAAAAAACTATTCAATTCGTTAATAAACGTTTCGAATTTACTTTTACACGGTTCAGTAGTAATGTCAATAAGTCCAAATTCATTAAAAGTTGGAATATCAGAATCGTAAACAGTTTCGTTAAAGTATTGTACAATTTTTCCACGAGTTTTGTTCATTGAGAGTAAATACCCAAAGAGTTGATATAGATCATAATCGTTACGCCTAACATTTTGTAATTTCATTCTGGTTTTAATTTCTATAACTATGTCGTTATCTGTTGCGTCGTGAAATCCTCGGATTGTCCAATTAAATTCGGTGTTTGTGTAATTAAACATACAATTATTTCCTTTAGTGTATTTTTGTTTTTTGATAATGTGTTTTTCGGAGTTAGTTCCGCAATCTTTTTTAAGGGATGACTCTATAAACATTTTAGCATAATCCAAATCTTTTTTGGTGATATCTTTTTTAAGTTTTATACGATTCGTTATTTCCGTTTGTATTTTGCTAAAGTCTTTTGGATTTGCAACGCTTTTCTTATGCTCGGAATAAATTTCCTTAATTTCTTTATCGAATGTTTTAACGTCCTGTGATATGTATTCAATTATACCAAATTTTTTAAACTCCTGTTTATAGATTTCTTTGTATTTCTTACACAAAATTAAAAGTATTATTTTTTTCTTATCTTCGTAAGGATTTTTTCCACATGCTGCGGCAATATTAGATATCTCAAGAGTGTTCATTTATTAAATAAATGCTTTAAATTATCTTTATACTTTATAATTTAAAGCAATTAATAGAGTATAAAGACAATTTAATTAAATAAATTAAAATGTCTATAAAAATTTGTTATTTTCATGTAGTTTTTAGTGAAAATGCTAAAGAATTGTCTAATAAATATAACTGGCCTATAGAAACTGAATTTAATCCAAAAAGTAATGATATATATATATTATTTGGATCAAACGAAATTCCTCAAATTTTATTAAAGCAACAAGAAGAATTGCCATTTAAAATTTTTTACATTATATTAAATAGTGAACAGATAGAAAGCCGATTTTTAAGAGATCAAAATTACATAAAACTTTTAAAGACTAATTTTGTTTTAAGTTATAGTAACGATATTACTAGATGGTTAGAAAAAAATATAAACATCAAGGTTTTGGGTAATTTTTATTTTCCATTTCCAGAATCTAATTTTACTTCTTTCGAAAATAGAGAAATTGACGTAGCATTTGTAGGTACTATAACTGCCAGACGTCACGAAATTATAGAAAATCTCAAGAAAACATCTTTAAATGTTTTTGTAGATTTTGAGTGGAAATATAAAATTCCAGAAGAGTTAACTAAATTATTGAACAAATGCAAGGTAGTTATAAATATTCCGTATTACGATAAAAATAGCCTAGAAACGCATCGCATAATCAAAGCATTATCTTGTGGCTGTAAAGTAATTTCTTTGAGGTCGTCAGATGATGATCTAGATGCTATGTTTGAAGATTATATATATTTTACAAGCAACATCCTCAAAGGTGTTTCCAAATATTTTAATAACGAATTAAAACCCAAAAAAACTTTCAAAGAACTTATCAAATTTCTAGATTCAAAAATCGATGATCAATTCAAGACCAGTATCGATACTGTAATTAAACTAACGACATAACTTAAAAATTTTTATCAAAATAAATTTTCTTCTTCCGCCTCTTCGCCAAATCCGCTTATTATAGGTCCGTTATTTTCTGTATCTGAATAATTAGTTTTGTTTTCAGTTTTAATATATTTAACTGCTGGTACACCGTTGGAATTAATGTATTTTTCTGCGATGTAGTCGTTTGCGAACTTTGAGCCGAATTTATTAATCATATGTTGTTTTAGTTGTTCTGGGTTCATATCGTAAACCCGCATATTAGACATTTTTGTTTGTTCTCCAAAATTATTTTCTGATGCTACTTCAGACTCTGTTTCTACTTCTGTCTCAAAATCACTTTCTTCGTCGTTTTGATCAAAATTATTCAAGTCTGTAGTAGATTCGTTTTGGGTATAATCTCCAGAGTAGTCGTCTAGTGTATCTCCATCATTGAATTCCCCGAATAAATCTTCGCTATAATTTTCGCTAAATCCGAATTTAGCCGCCCTAATTGCTGCCATTTTGTCCCTGACCCTTTTAACGTATTCGGGTGTTAAAATTTGAATTGTATTTGTCATTATATCAGATTTATTTCTTAAAGTTCCGTAAATTTTTGCTAATCGCTGCATTTCCTTAGTTATTGTTTTACCGGCCGGTAAAACATATTGACCATTCGCAACACTTTTGTTTAGTTGATCTAATAATTCAAACCCTATTTGTTTAAATATTTTTAGAGTAGGAGCCTGAAATGCGGTAACAGATAATCCAGTTGGACCCGAAACAAAAGCAATAAAATATACAACTGGAAATTCATAATTGTAAATATAAACAGGAACAGAGTTAAGACCTATCGAATCTAACTCGGGGAACGTTTTCATAATTTGTTCTTTGCTTTCTATTTGGAATCCAACGTATGGTTCTAGACGATTAAGAACCTCATCTGTAACTGGATTTATTGGACGTGCGCTTACACTATCACCCGAATCAATGTATGGCGTTATGTTAAATGCTACTCTCGGAGGTTTACTCTGAGACCCCGCTGGAGGTGTAAATTGTGGAATGGTTTGTGGTACGGCCGGTAATGGGTCGGATGAAGATCCTGCTCCAGAAGAACTTGAACCTGCGCTTGGACCTGCGCTTGGGCCTGCCGAATATCCCGGGGAAATTCCTGCCGCATCCAAACATGCTCTCAACTGACTCTCGGATAGATGAGCAATCATCCAATTAATAATTTGTTCTGTTGTTTTGTCTTCAAAAAAACTTATAGATTCTTGACTCATTTGATATTATTCACACATTTTAATTTTTAAAAAATAATGCGAAACTATTTTAACGAATTTAACGCTTCTCTAATAGCACCTGGATTATTTGCCGCTAGTATCAATAACTCTTCTAAATAAGACTCCGGATATCCGTAGGTAGTTATTAATTTGACTACGTCTTCATTTATTTTTTGTTTTACACTATCTTTCTTAATTAGTTCAATCATTTCTCTTCTTATACTTATTGGAATAGCTAGGTTAGTAGACAACGCTGTAATACATTTTATAAGAAGACCTGCCATATTTTTAGAGTGGTCGAATTTAATAACTCTTGTACCCTTTTCGTTGAAGTACTTTTTTCTTAGAAATGGTAACAATGCGTATTTTTTAGCTAAATCTACAAAATATAATTTTATTTCACGAGAAGTTTCAATTGTTGTTATTGTATCTTCATTTTTCCAAGGAACAAGTATTTCTCTAAAATTTAAATCGGGGTTTATTATATCGTCTTTAATAATTTCAGAATCTGTATAAACTATGAATTCCCCTGTTTTGTTTTGTCCAGTTTCTACAAATTCTAGTTCATATTCTTTATTTGGAAATGAATATTTTCTCTCGTAAATTTCATTAAAATTAACTTTTCTAGGTATTCCTTTTCTTAGATAAATTTTTCCAGTACTAGGATTTTTGTAGTGTATATTATAAGTTCCATCTATCAAAGGTACTACCATTTCTTCTAGTCGTAATATATTTCCGTTTTTATTGATATTTACATCAATCGAACATTCTTTTAATAAATTTTCTAACTCTGTATTAATCGCGTACTTTCTTAGGGACATCATTGCCATTTTTTGATCTATACTTACAGTAGATAAACTTTTCCAGTTTTGAATATTCCCCGTTCTTAATGCTTCGGATGCTTCTGTATCACTTGCCTGACCCCCAATTGAAAAAACTGAGTAGTGTCTATAGATGTCTACGTATTGTTCCACCTGTGGTAAACTAGAGTGGCTACAATATCTAGATGCGCGTGCTATAATCTGATTAATTCTAGACTCGTTCCACCAAGGTTCTGTAATATGTACTTGCTTAACATTTCTAAAAGACACACCTTCCATAACTGAACGTGTTCCTAAAATTACTTTCAACATTCTTCCAGTATTGTTATCCGGTGAATTAAATTGATTTCTAGCCTTTTTAATAAGTGTACCAGTTTTGTCCGTTGTTTTTGTTTCTGAACTCCATATGAAATAACGATTTTCTCCCGGACCATGTAAGTCAAAACTTTTAAATCCGCATGCTTCTAGAATGATTGCCAGCGGCTCAACTCCGTATGTTAGCCAATTTGAAAAAATAAATACAGGACCTTCACATAGTAATGTTAGTTCGATTATTTTTGAAAATTTATTAGAATATTGTGTTACAAAATCTAAAACTGCTTTTTGAGATAATTGTCTTTTCAATAAATCATTCTTAAAAACTTGTAACGCGTCTTTTTTCTGAGCAAGTGTTTTATTAACCTGATTTTCTTTTTGAGGAAGTGCTATATTTGAATACTGTTGAGTAGTAACATATATACCAGTTACCTTGTCATCGGCTACCGTATCATAATTACCTAGTAAAATATTTTGATAAACACCAAATCCTTCGGCGTTTTGTGTATTTTTATCTTTAGAAGCATCAGATACCAAAGCGCTGATGTAAAGTGTTTTATGTTGCGGTGTAAAAAGATGTTCTAGAGTAATCGTTCGCTTATAAGGATAAGCATTTGGATTACCGCCTTTGAAATACGAAACATATCCGGAACACAAATAGCTAATTAAATTTTTATTAATTACACATGAATTTTGAGAAACCCAAGTTTTTCCGGATTTACTTTCTAAGCAATCTCCTTCTTCGTTTATTTCTCCGATAAAAAATTTATAAAAGTCTTTTTGGGTTACTGGAAACGGAATTCTAGGTCTAAGCAAATTCATAGTTAACGCTAATTCATATGGATTATCATATACAGGCGTGGCAGACATAACTGCAATCTTTAATTTTGGATGAAAGTAATATTTAATAGAATCATACAATTTTTTGTAAAACATACCTCCTTCGGATACCAATCTTTGAATCTCGTCAATTATTAAGAGTCCGTTTTCACTAAACAACGCCGAATCTTCATTTAATAAACGATCTCCCTTTATAAGAGCTCCAGTCTTCCCTGTTTTATACAACGAATTTATAAATGTCTGGTGACTTACTATATCGAAAGTTCTTAAGATATTAGATCCGTAGTAAGCTTGTTGTTTGGCAAGTTCTTTTACCAAAACCTGGTATTTATTTTCCTGATCTGTAAATAACTTTTTTGTAGCTTGAGTAGTATCACCTTCGTCTATTAATTTTTTATATCTTTCTAATATATCTTGTGCTCTATTTAATTCAGTCATTTTCAAGTTGAGCATAACATTCTGAACATCAGAAACGTAATAGTCGCGATCTTCATCTCCTTCGCGATGTAAACAAAAAGACGGACATGAAAAATATTTTCCATTTCTTATTTCACCTGCAATTTCTTCAAAGTATTGATCTACAAGTGGTGCAGGAACCGCAAATATAAGTCGTCTATTTGTAGAATTTTTTAGAGCTTCTCCGATAACTATAGATGTACAAGACTTTCCTGAACCAAGTCCGTGAAAAATCAACATATTTTTAAAATTTGAACTCGGACCCATTATTTGTCCCATGAATTTTTGTTGAGGAGTAAGCGACATGTCAGGTATTTTACATATTTCATCGTTAGTTTTATCTATGTATCTTTCATTGAATTCGAATGGTGCAATTTCAGCGTCTGGAAAAGCTTTTGAAGAATAATTTGCGTCTATAAAATCATACATTTCTTTAGATGTATAGTTGTCGACGTTATACAAATTTGGAAATATTTTACCTTCGCAATTTATTCGATTTTTTTCACGATCTTCTGGATTTTCATAATAATATTGTAAACATGCCATACTATTATGAAAAATGTAATATTTTAATTTTGGATTCTTTTCTCAGATAGTCCGGTAAATATTTAATCGGAAATCTTCATTTACGAATCCGGAAGTTCATTTAATCGACCTTGTTCGCGAAAGGTCATCCAAAGTTAAAATTTCTAACTAAGGGTTTTTTATACTTACGATTAATGTTATATTTAGAATTTATTTCTTTTTGTAGACGTATATACGTTTTATATTTATACATTCCATTTCTTCTGTACATGATTTTAATTTTCATTCTTTTAGCAGTGTTTTGTAATTTGTTAAATAATAACGCTTTATTTTCAAGTTCTTTTCTAGATAAATACTTTCGTTTACCTTTTACATTTTTAGTAATTTTTAAACCAACCAATTTTAATTTGTTCTTTAGTTCTAAATGTGACATCAATTTAATTCTAGATGTTACTTTACCAAAAGCACCACTTGAACCACTTGAACCAGCACCACTTGAACCAGTCTTCTGTTTTTTTGATTGTTCATATGTAAGCAAACGCGGTATTTTAGAAGTTAACTGTTCAAATATATAGAGACGATTGTAAAGATCTGCAGTGGTTCCGCCGTCTATTAACATGGTCTTGCTTCCCAGTGATGTATAATGTGCCATTATTCTATCTATAGAGATTGCGAGTTTTGGACCCTTGTCTCCTATGTGTTTTAAACTTATCATTAAATCTCCCAGATGTTTACCGAGAGCTATTTTGTACATTTCTTTATACATTTTAAGATCCTTCCAAGTAAGGTATTCAGAATACTTTAAAATAATATTTTTGGCACATTTAGATATACATATATCGGTTGACTTATAGGTTTCATCGATTTCTAATCCGTAAAAAGTTTTACAATAACACACAGCATCATCTCCTTGTTTTTTAATAGTCGCATCAAGTATAACTGTAGCATTTTGAGTTGTATCGAACCCTATATTAAAAATAATATCGCCTTCAAATTTTACATAGTTACCTGCTGTTTGTGCAGTCTTTCCAACTATTCCACAACGAGCTGGGTCAAAATCGTTTACTAAACTATCTTCCACAAATCCATTAAATTTATAGCCTCCAAATAAGCGTTTTAACATGCTATCTTTAACGGTACTTGATGCAATAATAGATCTAAGAATTGCAGAATTGTTAAATCCGGAGGAAGTTGCGTCTATAGTAATTTTAAATGGTTTTTTTAAATCTGTAGTAGGATCCATTGCTTTTAAAATTTCTTCCATATCTGAATCGGGGGTATCGAGAAAAGATGATACCGTACTAGCTTCGAGTCCAATTATTTTTGTTATTAACATTACTACCGCTTTTGAAACTGTATCATTTGCTAAAAACTGTTTGATACACCATATACATACAGCATCATGGGTTTCATCGGACCTAATTCCAAATTTTGCAATTTCTCCATGAAAACCCCATGTTCCTTCTTCAGGAAGTAGCCAACCTATAACAGTAATGCAATAAGTTAACATTCCAATACCGAAAACATCGCCTAGAGATGCTTTACATGAGTCGACTACGCCAATTGCAACAGCTTCCTTCATAGCTTCATTAAAGTCTCTTCTATGTTCGTTCCATCTTAAGTTCCACTTCATCTTCCATTTTTTCTGAACTGCAGGGCTCTCAGCTTTTTTAATTTTTTGTAAGTCTTCATACGCATCTTTAAAAACCTTGGTTGTAAAATCGTGGGCGGTATCGCACGCCGAAATAATTCTTAAAAAAACATAATGCATAGCCTGGGTATTGTGTTTACCTCCAAATAATCTAGGCGGGTGATCCAGGTCTGGGTAATAGTGTGCCCAAAAATCAGTATACAATTTGTATTTCGTTATAGATTTCTTATGAGTTGGCTCTAATTTCAAACTAGCCAAAAAAAAACCAAAATAAGGGTCTTTTTTATCGTCAAGGCGCATACGCGTGACCTCGTATAAGTCATAATTATATGTTCTTGGACCTTCCATTTTTATTGCAGCAATTTCATTTTCAATCCTCTTATCGACTTTTAACTCAGGTTTCGGCGGATCTCTTGTCAATACATCATAATCAGCTATAGGCAAGGTTTCGGGATTTAGTTCCTTAAACATTAATATTTAATATTATACAATTATTTAATTTTCTAAAATATTGATTACTTTATTTATCGTTGGTATACACACGTTAACTATCTGAGATATTCTCGATTTAGAAGGCTGTTTAAGCCCGAGTTTAAACTTAACAACATAAAATAAAACACCTGCTGTTATCGATTTAGGAGCAACAGACTCTAACTTTTCTATATTTAATGTGTAGATTTCGTTACAGATGTTATAAGTACTATATGGCAGTCCTAGTTCCGAACAAAATTTAATGAATGTATCATTTTCTTTGATGTCTATTTTTTCTTTACCGAGATGTCCATAAGTCTTATTGTTATCCATAATTTCCATGAATATTTTTTCACCCTTAAGAAATCCTTTCTGATTGCCTTCAGTAATGTCTATGATTTGCTGTCTATCTATAGGTGCATTGTTGAATACGCATGAATAATACAAACATGCCGAAATTAATCCATTCCTTACTGAAGCGCGAGTCAGTTTTCCCGATTCCATGCAAATGTGCCACATTTTTTTAGCAGTTGGAAGTACACTAGATATATTTAAATGAGTGCAATAATTACTCAATTTTTCAGAAATAATCCAAAAAGTTTTTTGTTTGTGGCTAAAAGTTTGTTGATAGTGTATTCTCATCATGAGACTATTTTTGTTTATTCCCGGAATTGTACCACCCACATCATACGGATTGTCTGATACATATGTCTCAGCGCGTTGTATGCTTGCTTGGTAAGATCCGTCTTCGTTCTTATAGGTATTCCATTCATTAGTTTCAAAGATAGATGTAAAAACCACGCCACAATCCTGACATATTTCAGATTTTTCTTTATCGTCCATAAATTTTTTAGGATGTTTGCATAAACAGTTATCGGGTTCTATAATAGTATTTTCAATAATAATATTTTCGTAGTCTTTCCATATTTGTTCTTCAGTTGATACCATAAGTAACGCTTTCACGTTCTAAGTTATCTAATAATCTTTAATATTATTTTTAAAACGCAATTAATATTTATGCGCTAATTTGTTCTTTTAATTTAAATGGTAAATAACAATAATAAAATGAATAATAAAATAAATGCTTCTAATTTTATTATCAATTTAGATCGTGAAAAATGTATAGTAAGCGTCGATGTGAAAGATTTTGAATACATCGAAGACTCTTTTGATGAGTTTTTAGTTCTTTTTGAATCTACGTGGTTTTTAATTAAAAAAGAAAATTTAATTTGTCATTTATGTATTAATCTCGAAAATTGCCAAGGAAATTATAATTTTCCATTACAAGTTTATATTAAATTGGCTACCTGTTTATCAAATTTGAATGAAACGTTTAATTCAAATTGTCACGGAATATCTATTTTGACTAAAGATGCTGAACGGTGGATGGTAATATACAATATTATTCTAAAATTATGGTATCCTCCTATAAGAAGACCTATGCTATTAACTGATAAAATATCAGAGCTTAAATTATTTGTTAAAACTAATAAATTAATTAAATAATTACATTTTTTAATTTAGATTAAGAACTTTAAACATAAATAAAATGATAGATAAAATGCTAAAAGTTATAACTTGGAATGTTAACGGTATTCGCTCGCGTATTTTTAATGACAAGATCTCTTCAAAATTGAAGAAAAATGCTATAATGGACATTCAAGAAAAAAGCCCGATTGATATTCTCATCAAGGAGCAAGATCCGGATATTATCTGCCTTCAAGAAACTCGTTGCAGTATCTCCATTTCTGAAAATTTTAAGATTCCGGGTTATAAATCATACTTTAATGAATCTAAATCTATCGGAGCAAGAGCTCCGGAGAGATACTCTGGTACATGTATTTTTTACAAGGAACATCTAAATTTAATAGACATCCAAGAACAGATTCCTGGATATGAAGACACTGAGGGAAGAATTATAGTTGCTAACTTTGAAAATTTTGTAGTTATTAATGTATACGCACCAAACTCCGGATCTAATTACGATAAAAAAATAATTTTTATAGAAGCTATGCTTAGCTTTTTAAATTCTCTAGACGGTAGAGTTATCTTTTGCGGAGATTTGAATATCGCAGTTTCAACACATTTTGATATCAAGAGTACTATTGCAATGCCTGGGATTTATCCGCACGAACTAGAATTCTACGACCGTTTAATAAAAATTAATTACAGAGACTGTATAGAAAATGATGAAATAGTATTTACCTGGTGGGATACTCGCAGAGCAAAGGAAAACGGAATGTCTATTGCTAGAAATAGAAACGAAGGATGGAGACTTGATTATTTCTTTACAAAGAATATTAATCAAGGTTCCAGTAAATGCTTAAAACACATCGGGGAAAATAATGAAAATATTCCACTAGCGAGTGATCACGCCCCGGTAATTTTGAATTTTCTAATTTAAATTGCCTGTCTTTCTTTAAAATAGAAATATAAAGACAAAACTAAAACGATGGTCATAATTATTCCAAATATTAAAGTCATCCTGTACATTATAACATCTACTGGTGCATCACCGCATGAATCTGTTGAGCAGCAACCGCCCAAACTTGGATTATTAGCTACCTTAAGTGCATTAAGAGACGAAAAAACTGTCCATATCCACGCAACTATGACAAGTGTAATAAAAATAAACAATGGATTATTAGCGGGCATATAAGAAAACATTTTATATTATACTATATATTTTTTTTATTAATTTAAAACGTCGTTCCAAAAATCTTTTAGTTTCATATTCAAAATGTGCGTGTATTCACTATTCAAAGAATTCATTTTTTCAGTCAATGCGTCTATTGTGTCTTTGCTGAAAGAGTGTATCTTCATATCAGTAAGATATCTATAACTATTTTCAATTTTAGAGTATTTTTTCATCTCAAGTTGAGAATTTATAAATTCAAGTGGTTGTCTGAATATCTTGATATTTTCATGGATTACATCATCTATGAATTTAATTTTTGATGTTATGATGTCTAATTCAAGTTTTATTTTATTAATCAGGTATTTCTGTCGTTTAAGATAGTATTCATTTCTAATTTTCCAAAATCTAAAAATTATTTCTTCTGCGCTTTCCATCTTGACTATTTTATCATTTTCATCAAACACATACATGTTTTTCCCGGATATATGGGACATCAATTTTAATTTTTTTTCAATTTCCGCATTGTTAGTCCATTGTATTATATTTTCCAGAGATAAACTCAGTTCAAAATGAATACTAGTATCTGTAGAATTATTTTTATAAGAATAAATTATTTCTTCTGTTTCAAGTTTATCCAGAAAAATTTTGTAATCCTCCGTCCATGTTCCAATTGGAAGTTCTGTAATTATTATTTTATTACCTTTTACTTCATATAAGCCATGTGTTGTCCATTTATTAGTTTCAACCCTAATAATTTTTCCGGTAAAGCCTTTGTACCAAGGTATCATTTCTTCAATTTCGCAGTCTTCATTTTCAGTTAATTTAAGTAGTCTATCTTTTATGTCTTTTGGATTAAAGCAAGGAATATCGGTAGAAAATCCAGTACCGATTCCTTTGGCTCCGTTAATTAGAATTAACGGTAGATTTGGAATGTAGTATCTTGGTTCTATAGAAAATCCATCGTCGTCGAGGTACTCCATTAAATTGAAATCTTCTGGATTAAATAATTCTTTAAAATTCTTAGATAAATTTGTGAAGATGTATCTTGGACTTGCCGAGTCTTTACCTCCGAAGAGTCTTGAACCGAATTGTCCAACCGGTTCTAAAAGATTAAGATTGTTAGATCCTACAAAATTTTGCGCCAAATTTATAATTGTATCTTGTAAGCTTGCCTCACCGTGGTGATAACTCGAAACCTCTGATACATATCCAGAAAGTTGTGAAACTTTTATCTCAGATACCAAATTTTTCTTAATACAAGCAAAAATAACCTTTCTTTGAGATGGTTTCATCCCATCTATAAAATTTGGAATAGATCTCACGTTGTCAGCAATCGAAAATAAAACAAGCTCTTTATTTATAAGTGTTTTAATATCCACTTTACAAACTGTGTAGTCTAGTATTTCTGGATTTTTAATATTGTCTAAAATCCATTTCTTTCGTGCATCAGATTCAGTTTTGCTAAAAGCTAAATTTAGATATTTATCGTCTTCTTCGGAGCAATTTTTATAATCTAAAGTTTTCATTTCTCGAAAGTATTCTTTTGCCTCGAGAGTTGTGCTTGTACCAAGTCCCTTGTAATATTTAATTTTAAAACGTGGTGCATCATTTTTTTCTTTCCATGAATTATAATCGCTTATGTTGTAAAACGGAGTTGTCATATTTTTATATGAAACTTTTACAATTGGTGTAATCAAGGAAGATACAAAATCCATTTTGAGTAGTTCCGGCCACCCATCGCCTATAAAATTAACTATGAGACTCTTGATATGAAATCCATCCGTGTCTGCGTCGGTCATAATTAGAATTTTTCCGTATCTAAGTTCTGAAACGGATTTGTATTTTTTTCCACTTTGAAGTCCGATAATTTTTTTGATGTTGTTTATTTCTTCATTGTTAGCTAGCTGTGTATATGTTGCAGTTTTTGTATTTAGAAGTTTTCCGCGAAGTGGAAAAACCCCATATAGATCTCGTCCAACAACAGATAGTCCAGAAATTGCAGTCGCTTTTGCCGAATCTCCTTCTGTAAAAATAATAGTACAATTCTTTGAATCTTTTGTTCCAGCTTTATTTGCATCGTCAAGCTTTGGGATTAGAATTCTCCCTATTTTTTTGCCGTCTGTCTTTTGTAACGATTTCTTTTCCTTTGCTTCGGCTATAGCCAAAATACTGTCGATAATTCCCAATTTTGAAATCTGTGAAATAAAATCCTCTGTATGAGTAAATTTTGTTCCAAAATCTGAAATCTTGGTGATGTGTTTTTCCTTGGTCTGTGAAGAATAAGTAGCGTTGTCGATGAAACAGTTTATAAAAACAAATAAATTATCTTTTATGTATTGTGGCTTGATTGTCAAGTTTTTGTGTTTTTCTTGAATTACTTCAGTTAATTTTTTAATAATAGGATTAATCACGTGATCTACGTGACTTCCTCCGTCTGAAGTGCATATTCCGTTAACGAAGGATATACAGTGAAACCCGTTTTGTGATGCAGATACAGACACTTTCCATCTTGGATTTTCTTGAATCACTCTTGGATTTGTTTTAACTGGTCCGATGTAAACAGAGATATAGTCAGAGAAATTTTTAATAGGTAGTTTTTTACCATTTAAAAATACGTCTACTGATTTCGGAGTAATAGCGCAGATATCAAAAACTCTTTTTATTAAAATATCTGGTGTATCATCGCAAATTCCGGTTACTCCAAATTTTTCAAAATCTGGATAAAAAGTGATTTTAGTGTAGTCTTTCGACGAATTTGTAATTACTGGTTTACCGATAATACTCAAATTTTTTTCATAAGTCTGAGTATACTTCTTTCCAGATTTTGAAGTTTCTACTGTAAATTTATTCGAGAATATAGCAGTTAGTTTTGCTCCAAGACCATTTAGACCACCTGTAGTTCTTTTAATAGAATCGTCATAATTGCTTGATGTTAAAAGATTAGCAAAGATCAATTCTGGAATGTAAATATTATACTCTGGATGAATTTCGATTGGTATTCCAGAATCGTTATAGACAGAAATAAATTTATCCGATATTTCAATCTTTATACATTTTACAGAGTTATTTCGCTGTACTTCATCTGTCGCATTTACTAAAATTTCGTCGAATATTTTAAAAATTCCGGGATTCCATTTACACATTTTAATTTCTGCTGTATTAGTGTCAGTGTTTACAATCCAACATTCATCTGTTGTACATTTTGTATCTCCTATGTACATCCCCGGTCTTGCCAATATATGTTCTATTTGTGTATATTTTTTATAAGTGTCCGCCATCGTATCCCAATAGTTTTATTCTCTATTTTTTTAAACTATTTTTTTTTTAGCAATAATATATTCTCATTCTGTCTGAAGATCTTCTATGTATTCAACAATATTATCAAAAGTGTGTAGTCCAATTATCTTTTTAATTTTTTTCCCAACTTTAATTAGCGTGAATGGAAATGTATAAATTTTATTTTCTATTAAATAGGATTCAAAATTTTCATTGTCAGCTGATATGTGATAAACAATTGAATTTGGAATAATTACCAAAATTTTATCTAGTTCAACGCACGGAATACACCAGTCTGTTCCAAATTTAAAAAATACTACTTTATCCCCGTGGTCAATATTAATTAGATTGTTTAATGTACTCAAATTATTCACAGTAATCCCCATTTAATATTAATATGATAATTCTTTTTAATATTGTTTGTTTAATTTTGTACTTTATTTTATAAAATACATTATAAATGGGATTGTTAGATTTTTACACTCTAGATTTAACACACGCTATAATAATAGCATTTTCTAGTTTTATGTTTTATGTTTTAGTAAATAAATTAGACAAGGATCAAAAATATAAAAAACTGTGCACTGGTGTATCGTGTTTTATTGGTATAATAGTCAGCATATTAATTTCCTATTATACTATAGAATCAGACGTTCCATTAACTGAAAATTATTTCGATTAATTATTTCGTGGAGGAATTCTTTTTAAAAAATGTTAACAATTTAATAATGTCTATTAGTTTATCAAAATTTAAACCTAGAAGTATAGAAGAAAGACGTACCAAAGGTGCTGGACCTCCAACATGCGTTTTTATAGGAAAAAGAGGAACTGGAAAGAGTACTCTAGTTTCTGATATATTGTATTACATGCGTCATATAAAAGCAGGTGTCGCTATATCAGCAACCGAAGATGGAAATGCATATTATTCAAAATTTATTCCAGAAATATTAATTCATTCTGAGTATAAACCCGAAATAATTCAACAAGTGATAACACGACAAAAAAAAGTTATAAATTCTGATACAAAAAACCCGGATGGGGATGTATTTGTTTTATTAGATGATTGTATGTACGACAAAAAAATGATTAGAGATACAAATATCAGAGGAATTTTTATGAATGGGCGACATTGGAGAATCACTTTTATGCTTACAATGCAATATTGTATGGATTTACCACCAGATTTAAGATCTAATATAGATTATGTATTTATTCTAAGAGAGAATATTATTCAAAATCAAGAAAAAATATATAAAAATTTTTTTGGAATTTTTCCACATTTTAGTATATTTCAAGATGTGCTCAATAGCTGTACCGAAGGATATGATTGTTTAGTTCTAGACAATACTTCTAAAAGTAATAATATACAAGACTGTGTATTCTGGTATAGAGCAAAACCTAGTAGAGATTTTAAAATAGGAACAAAAGAGCTTTGGAAATACTGTAAAAAAAATTACGATGAGAAAAAGGCAAAATCTATACCAGAATATGATAAAAAGCAGATGAAGAAAAAAAATACCCCGAGTGTTTTAGTTAAAAAAATTAAATAATTGTATTTAAAAATTATTTAAATTTAAATTTAAATTTAAATTTATAAGTTTTATGGATAAGATTAATAAATTACTTAAAATACCCCAACATGAACAGAGATCCCCGGAGTGGTTTAAACAGCGTGAAAACAGGTTGACTAGTTCAGATGCTGCTACCGCTTTGGGTATCAATCCGTATCAAAAAGCCACGGAGGTTCTTTTTAAGAAATGTGGACACGATTTACATCCATTTGTTGGAAACGTAGCAACTTTACATGGCCAAAAATATGAAAACGAAGCAATTGAAAAATATTGCGAAATGACTGGTCAAATTAATTATAATTTTGGACTTATATCTCACGAAGACGTATACAATAATAAAGATTATTATTGGTTAGCTGGATCCCCCGACGGAATAGCTATATCTAAAACAGACTTTAACGCTAAACCAGTATTACTTGAAGTCAAGTGTCCATATAAGCGTGTAATTAAACACGGGTGTATTCCAGAGTATTATTTTCCACAAGTTCAATTAAATATGTTTATATGCGATTTGGAAATTGCTGATTTTATAGAATATAGACCGCCGAATGAAATTAACATTGTACGTGTTATTAGAGATGAAGAGTGGTTGACAGAAAACTTGAAAAAACTAGAAATTTTTTGGAAAGAAATCGAATTTTATAGAATTAACGATATCAAAAAACATCCAAAGTTTCCAGTTAAAAAAAATATTCTCGATTTAACTGATTACCAAGAGTCTAATGACGAATGCGATATAACTGATGTAATTATTTTAGATAGTTTTAGTATTAAAGAACCAAATACTAAAACTAATAATACTAAAACTAATAATACTAAAACAAAAAATCCGTTTCAAAGTTTTAACGACATCAAGTTAGATTGTTATAGCATTAAAGACTTTTAAATTTATTGTTTAAAAAAATAAGATTTAAAAGAATGATTAATATTATTATTAAGAAATGGGCATACGCGGCCTTAACAATCTTATCAAAAAATACTCACAAGATGCCGAAAAAATAACCGATATTAAATCTTATAGCGGTTCTGTTTTTGCTATAGATTGTAGTATTCTTTTGTATAAATTTAAGTATGCTTCAAAAACTGAAAATTCACATCTTGTTGGTATCGTAAATAGAATTAAATATTATATGTCAAACGGAATTCTACCAGTCTTTGTTTTTGATGGACACCCACCAGATGCAAAAAAAAATACTATTCAAAAAAGGCACGACAATAAAGAAAAACTTTATGTTAAAATCGAAGAACTGCGAATGTTAGAAGATAAAGCAGAAAATGAGGATAAAGTTTCTATACTTGCCGAAATAGATAAAATTTCTTCTCAAATAATTAGAATCAAAAAATCGCATATAACAGAGTGTAAAGAACTTTTAGAAAAATCTGGAATACCTTACTGTACTGCACCAGATGATGCCGAAAAATATTGCGCATTTTTACAAAAAAATGGACTAGTAAATTACACTGTAACAGACGATACAGATGCTTTAACATTCGGGTGCGATAAAATTATAAAAACGTCGATATCTAAAATTATAGAGATAGATACAGTCGAAGTTCTGAAGAATTTTGGAATGACAAAAGAAATGTTTGTTGATTTTTGTATCTTATCGGGGTGCGACTATTCTGATACAATTCCTAGTGTAGGACCTGTTACAGCATTTAATGTTATAAAACACCATATAACAATAGAGAACTATCTTGAGAAATTGAGTTCAAAACCTGAAAATTTTGACTTTGAAATTGCTAGAAAAATATTTACGGAGTTTGATTATAAAGTTCCAGAAAAGTTCAAAATAAATCCATGTAATAAAAAAGATCTTCTCAATTTTTTAGAAGACAATAATTTTAAAGAAAATGTAATTTTAAAATTTTTGAAAATTTTAAATTAATTTATTTTTTAAATTTGTATTTTTAATTTAATTAAAAATTATTTTCTTTTGTTAATATTAAAAATGTATGACGATGGTTTTGATGATGATTATGCGGATTTCGGTAAGCGCCGTGTAGGTCGTCCACGTGGTCGCAAGGGCGCTCGCAAAACGCGCAAGAGTATAATAGTAAAGGGTCGCAAGCGCAAGATTTACCGGGGCAAGAACGGCGCGCTATACTACCGTTCGCGCTCGGGTAAGGTTTATCTCTCGGCGCGCAGGATGCGTAAGATGCGTAAGGCGCGTAAAGGTCGCAAGGCGCGTAGAGGTCGCAGAGGTCGCAAGCTAAAGATGACTAAGTCTGCTATTGCTGCTCGTCGCGCTTACCGTCGTCGCCGGGCGCGCATGAGCTTTTTCGGGGCGTAAATAATTATTAATAATTATTAAAATAGTAACATAATAGAATAAAAACAATTTAAATTGTTCTATTATGTTATTTTAATGTTCTACTGCTACACTCTTTAATTTATAAGTTCGTGTATATTTATATTTTCATTTTTGATGTGTAGTAATTTCTCAACATGTCTTAGAGAACTTGGAAAGTTTTCACTTACACGTAAAATTTTTATATTTTTATTAAAGCAGATATCTACTATACATTCATTGGTATATTTTTCTAGATTTTTAATCTGGTTTATATAATCTTTTCCATCTGGATCTGATGCGTGTATTTTAGCAAAAAGTAAGTCTTTTTTATAATTAGAAATATATAATAATAAATCATCTTCATTTTCGATTACTCTAAAACTGAAGTAAATAAATTCAATTGGTTGCCATTTAAAGCAACCGCGATTAATACCTATTTTAATGGGCAGATTATTGGACATTATAAATATTTCTTCTTCAAATGGTTTTAGAGTCTCGTTTAAACCATTAATTTCTTGTAGGTATTCGCATATATCAAACTCTGGGGTTTTTGTATTTTTCTTAAAGTTTTCAGCTTCAGTTATTCTATCAATAAATGTATAATTATTAATTTTAATTCCTGAAATGTATATAGTGTCATAAATGATTATTTTATTATCTCCGGATATTGTTACATCAAATAGTGTATTTTTATAGTAATCCTCGTGACAATTTATATCTAATGAGTAGATAGTAAAATTTTTAACTATTAATACTGCCCTATTTTCGCAATTGCTATCTGTGAATAAAAATAGAAACGCCTTTCTTTCATTTTTTGTATTCTTTTTATAATAAAAGTATAAAAAATTTTTAAGTTTAAATAAGTCCTTTCTTTCTATGTAATCGCATATCTGGGTAGGAAAAAAATTGCTATATTTACTAGACCATAAACTGCTAAATAAACACATTATTTTTTTTTTTAATTTATCATCTGTAATTTCAAACATAAAGTTTTGATTTTATTATGTAAGTTTTCTTTATATAAATTATTTTAAAAATTACATAAAGAAAATTATTATTAATAAGTATTTGTAATGACACTTACATTAAAGGAGGAGACAATTTTAGGATTTTTGCTCATTTTTTATAAAGATAAAATAGAAATTTTAAAAGATATAGTTTATCAAAATAATCCTTTAAGTTTAAGATTGATAGACTGGTTGGTAACAAATTATTCTAAAAAGTATAATATAATATATCCTATAGTTAAAAATAATACGGAAATAATATATTTTAATATTTATTTAGACTATAAAAATCAATTGAAGGCGTATTCTAAAAAATTTTTCGATCCATTTTGTAGACAGAGGAGAATCATAATAGACTGTAATACTTTTAATGTAAAGGAATTCGACGACGATATTCTTAACATAGATAAAAACAATTATATAGTAACTACTGTAGGGCAATTAAATTTTTTTAGGTGGTTTTTGGAAAATAAAATTTTCGAATATGCTATTTCTAATATCAAACTGATAGATTTTGATATGGGAACAGTTATTACTAATAAAAAAAAAGGAAAAAGAATAGTGTTGTCTCAAAGCGCGGTAAAGGGTGTTTTTACGAGTTCTCAGAATGTAACATTAAAATTTTAAAATATTTGCATTCAATAAATGAGAAAAATTAATTCAAAATTCGGTAAATATCCTTTTGAAAAACCGTCTCCGATACCAATAGCAAATGAAAGAAATCTTGAATTTGAAAGATTACAAAGAGAAGTTCGAGAAGTTCAACGAATTAATGCTATACATGATAACTCTTTGGCTCTTGCTAGACAGCTTATTAAACGTATAAGAGACAATGTCAATGCAGAAATGTCCAGACATCGCATAATTCCAGCAACCGATCCAGTGTCTTTCGAAGTAAAGGTAATTTTACAAAATTTACGTATTACTTTTGAAACTTTTGAAAATATAAAAGCAGAAAAAGCAGAAAAAGATTTACTTTTACAAAATCAAATTGTACAGCGAAGACTTCATAATCTTCGAATTCGTGATGAAGGAGTTGCAGAGAAGGCTAGAATTATGTTCGAAACTTTTTATAATTTAGTTTTTCCCGTTTTTGACATTTATTTAATGGATACAGTATTAATGGAAGGAATTCAAAATCCAAATCTTTTGTTGTCACGTTCTAAAGAAATTGCCAAATATCTTGAATTGCTTGTTGGATTTCAAGAGGATTTACGTAGAGCAGAACGTGGAGTATTCACTAATATTAATACATCTTCATTCGGCATGCCCAGCGGGGGCGCTCTTTCATTCACCGATAATTACGAACTACCTTTGCAGAAAATTAAACAGGACAATAAATTTTTAAAGTTTATTTATAAAAAAATTGAATCTGCGTCAAGTAAATTCACCGATAAAATTTCTACTCTTAATTCACCTAATATGTGGGATAAACTTATTCTTGAAGTGCTGATATATATAAGAGATTTACGTAATTTGTATTTTGATTTAGTAGACCGAGTCGTGTTGGGTTACGGATTTGAAATGAGAAAATACCAGATAGAATTGCGTAGAAAAAGTATGGCTACACTAGACGCAACGATACAAATCTACCGCACTCGTATTAATCAATTTGCTTTTGGAATCGTAGAAATATCGGAACAAGACCAAAATGTTCTTGAATTTCACGTAGCGCAAAGGCGCATTGTGGATATATCTGGACTTGTAACTTTTTACATACGAAAATTCAAAGAAATCAGCGATGACACTAGAGATCCCGGTAGTTTAGTTAAATTTACTCGTGCTATAAATAGACTTATCGGCGAAATGTTGGGACTTTTTGGTCTGCCTCAAGAAATTATTATGCAGATTTAAATAAATGTAAATCAAAATTAATAAAATCATGAATCTTCATTTATAAAAAATCTTTGGTATTAATAAATGAGAGGTTATGCTAGAACTGTGCAACTAGCTTTAAGTATAATATCGGAATTTGCTTCGGACATCGTGGATGCGTCTACAACTAATGAGATTTACGAAGCATATATTAAGGCAACTAGGGGAAATCTCGTTCAAAGTTTACCAGAACCAATTAAGGGTCGAACTATTCGTCAAATAGAAAAACTTTGGGCAGAGAAATCACCGGAGTTTGCTTCGGATATAATATCTTCATTTACTTCATCTATGAGTGGATTGTCTACTGGAATGGATTTATATACTGAATATTCTAAGATTGTATTAGGGGAGTATATTGCAATTTTGCCACAACCACTACGGGGCGAAACTATTGGTAGATTAGCAGATATCTGGCTTGCCGAAACTCAGCGTCGGCGAAGAAGTACATCGTTTGGAACATCTAATTTGTATTTTCTTCAAAGATTAGCTAAACGTAACGGGATTTCTATTTTTAAAATGAGAAAGGACAGAAAAGGATACACCAAAAAATTGTTGAATGTACCTCAACTAAAGTCAAGATTAACAAGACACGGAATAAGCTACAAAAATAACAGTTTCGGAATGCAGAGTTCTTCAGAGCCAGTTAGAACTTATGCTCAAGTTGCTCGCGAAGCAGTCGAAACAGAAAACTTAGGTGCTCCAGTTAGAGTACTACTAGAACGTGTACTTGCTAGAATTGAAGTTCCTGCTCCAGCTACTAATCGCGCAGATTTACTTGAAGCATATAGATTAATTAGGATGCTTCCTCAGGCTTCCTTAGAATCGACGCGTGCTCAACGCGATTTAGATAGTGCTGAGACTCGTAGTCGTATTGCGTGGCGCACAGGAATAGGTGGTAGCGGAGACATAGAAAGTACTACATTTACAGAAGGTTTTAGTGATAATGATAGAGAAATTGTTCTTCCTCGAATTACATCCGGAAGACTTCCCAGATTTGAATTGCTTAGAAGATACATGCGAAATGTAAATTCGCGTGACAAGACACCAACTGGCGATACTTATGATAATTATCCAACTGGATACACAGATTAATTTAAAATATTTGCATATTAATAAATGAGTAGGCGTAAATTAAATTATGGAAACGATTGGTTTGACACTTTACACTCCGAACTAAGAGTTCCTGTAGAACCGAGAGTTCCTATAGAACCAATGACTGTGATTTATCCCCAGATGGCTCCGTGTCCCCCGGGTTACAAATATAGACCAAAGCGCAAACCAGGTCAAAGGAAGTGCACTAAAGAAACTGTTAAATCTGTTCTTAGTTTCCTTCAGATGCTAGCAACACAAAATAGAATTTCAATTTTTAAATTGAGAAAAGACAAAAAGGGGTACACACGAACTTTATTGACTATACCTCAACTAAAGTCTAGATTAACAAGACACGGAATAAGTTATAAAAACAATCAGTTCGGAATGCAATCTTTAGACGCTACATCCAGGGCTATGAGAAGATCAGCATTAAGGTCGGGAAACGCTCCTTATACATCTGTATATTCAGAAATTTCAGATTTGACTTCAAGGAATCCAGGAAGGACATCTGAAGCAGCAAGGGGATCGGCGATTTTGGTTTCAGCAGTAAGGGCAGCACAAATTGCAGAGATGAGGGCAGCAGCTGCGAGAATGAGAGAAATGGTAGAAGCACGTCGCGCAGCTGCGAGGGCACGCTATAGAGAGCAGCAGTTAACTGGAAGAGGTGGTAGCGGAGACTTCGAAGACACTACTTCTACCCGGGCAATAGAATTTGGACGAATAATGAGATTTGGTATGGAGGCACCGAGAAGGAGTATATCAGATTCAAGAAATGTCCGTAGAGATTCTGAAGACGCACTCCGTGAGATGTGGAATCTACGCCGAAACCGTGTGCGGGAACGTATGCGTAGAGAAATTGCCGGAGATATTATTTTTCCAGACCGCCCATGGCATAGAGCAGCACCACCTTATGCGACTACTATTCAAAGATATGCCCGTGGAATGATTGCTAGAAATATGAATTAAAATATTTTTAAAATATTTATCATATAATAAAATGAATTATAGTCGTGGTGCGCCGTATAGTTACAATGATTGGCTGCGAGATATTCGCGTGGAATTAGATATTCCACCCGGTGGTAGCGAAGCTTATCTAAGAGATAAAGCAAAATACGATAAAATAAGAACTAAAAAAGTAAATAAAAAAGTAAGATGCCCACCCGGATACAAATACAGACCAAAACGCAAACCAGGTCAAAGAAAGTGTAGAAAGAAAAAAGTTAGAATATATCTCAGTTTTCTTCAAAAGTTAGCAAAACGTAATAAAATTTCAATTTTCAAAATGAGAAAAGATAAAAAAGGATACACAAGAACTTTATTGACTATACCTCAATTAAAGTCTAGATTAACTCGTAATAGAATAAGTTATAAAATGAATAAGTTCGGGGTTTTACCAATGGGAGGAGGTAAGGGTCCAGAAGAACCGGAAGATCCTAGAATAGCAGCATATGCAATAGAGAAGAAACGAAAAATTGCCGAACAAAATCGAAAATGGCGTGCAGCAAAAGCCGCAGAAACTGCTGACAAATATGAAGCAATAAGAGAAGCCGGGATGGATAGAGCAGCGGCAGATGCTATTCGCTACATGGGTATGACTCCTAAACAGAAAGCAGCAGCAAGACAACGAGAACGCTTAGCGCTCGCTAAAAGAGCAAAAGAATATATGGCAGAGCAAGCGGCAGCACAAGCTTTACTTGCTTCGGCATCCGGTGCAGGATCGAGCTCTAGCGGTGCAGGACCCAGTACCAGCGGATTAGATTTCACAATACCAGATGTTGATTTTGGTAGAACGAGATATAATTATGGAATGCGCGAAGTGTGGCAGTAAATATTAATACCTTTAAATTAATAATTTATTTAAAATTATATATAGACATAAGATATATATAATTAATAATAATGGATAATCCACTAAAACTTTGGTTTTATTCAACTGGAAAAATCGTAACGGATAACTCACTTACTACACATTATTCTATGGAGGGATTTAAACTTAATTTATCCGAGGATTACGTTACTTTTCAAGAACTTTATGCTAAAAATATAAAGTTCAAAAACTGCTTAGTCGAGAAAAAAACCGATTTTTTTAGACTTTTTATAGACTTTGATGTACTTTCAGAGATTATAGTAGATGAAGAACCTTATTTAAAATGTATTCAAGATGTTATATATAATATTTATAATATTAAAGATCTTAAATGTATTTCTACTATTCCGGATAAAAACATAGAAATTATAAAAGAAAACAAAAAGTTTATAAAACAGGGATTTCACTTTCACTGGCCAGATTTAATCGTTGACGTAGAAACAGCTATTAAAATTCGTAGTAATATTTTAGTAAGCATTAAAACAATCTTTGGAAAAGTAGAACATTTCGATAACGACTGGGAAAAAATAATAGATAAATGTGTATACAAGAAAAATGGACTTAGATTAATAGGTTCCGATAAATGTACAATCTCTGACAATACTCGTGTATATGAAAATCGTGTATACATTCTGAAAAATGTATACATAGATAAAATTTCTAATAAAGAAATGGTAGAGTACTACACGAATAACATACTCGCGCTAGTTAAAGATACAAGTATAAGAAGCGATAAAACTGAAATTACAAAATATATTAATTTAAACGAATACGAAGAAGAGCCGCAAGTATTAAATTCTGAACTTATATCTATTTCTAAACACAGCCCTATTTATCTAGAAATTAAAAAATTTTTTAAAAATCACGCAACTGGATACAACGTAGAAGATCTTGGTAATATTTCAAAAGTAAATGGAAAAGATATGTATTTAATTTACACTAAATCAAAGTATTGTCAAAATAAAAACGGATTTCATAAAAATAATCATATATATTTTAAAATAACACCAACCGGACTTTGTCAAAAATGTTTATCACAAAATACAGGAATTCATGGTTGTTGTAGAGATTATCAAAGTGCTTATGTGCCATTGAGTATGGGCATTTTATCTGCATTAAATTGGAAAAAACCAAAAGAAAAGGTCTCGTGTTTTCAGGAGTCTTTTAGTATCAACGGTCTTTTAGAAAGACTCGAGAATAAACTAACAAACAAACATTCATTTAGTGGTCCGGGAAAAAGAAAAAATACATTATAAATGCAATTCCTATCAATATACCTATTACTATTTTACCCAAAGAATTTAGTTGCGAAGTAGACGCTACTAACGAAGGTAGATTTACATTTATAAAAGATGTAACCTGTTCTGAATGTAATATAAAATGTACAAATGTAATTAATAAAATTATTTTACCATTTTTTTCATTCAAAAAATTTTTAAACAGTTCTGTTGGTGTAATTTTTTCAGGATTTGTAGTATTTTCTTCTTTTGACAAAACACTTATTTTACTTGAAGATTTAATTTCTTCAACTTGGGTTTTATTTAAATCACTCAGTTTACATTCAAAATTAGACATTATTAGTTATTACATATTTAAATACTTTTTTTTTAAACGAATACTTTTTTTTAAAATTAATTTATTTATCTTATTATAAATGGGAATAAGCAATATTGCCGTAGATACTTTTAGTTCCTCCGGATCTCAGTCTGTAACTAGAGCCAATGCGGCAGACAGTTCAAGACAAATTACATCGGACTTCATATCTAGACCTCCTTTAAAATATATTAACGGATCTGGACCTACAGTAATTAGAGGTACACTAACGTCTTTGCCTAATAGCAGCGAAAACATAGTTAATAACGTGGATACGTTTCGTATACCAAACAATATCGACGCAATTAGTGAGATGAATTTAACTTGGACTGTAAGAATTACAGGTCCAACAACTTTTTACGATTGTAGCGGTATATATTATTCCAAAACATTACCGTTAGATTTTATAGATTTTATTGATGTTAAAGTAGGCGGCCTCATTATTCAAACTATATACCCAGGAGATATATATATGAGAAATTATTCAGAATCTGGTGCCCTTATTGAAAATGAAGATACTTTTAACAATAAACTCGTATATTTTGATACAGGAAGCATAATTGGTCAACAGACCGCAAGCGGAGAAACTTTAAATTTTTCTCTATCGTTACCATTTATTGGTAAGAGTTTTGATAATGAAAGAAGTTTTTTACAAACTGGAACTACTAGTAACGCATTAACAGTAGTAGTTACTTATAGATATTTTACAAAAGACATTTCTGGAAATCTAAACGTTTTAACCCTATTAAGAAATACGGGTACGGGCGTAAATACATCACTAGAAACTAATCTTGTTATTCAAAATCACGTAATTACACATACTGAGAGAAATTTTTTAAAGCAAAATGTTGTAAATAGAGTACTAAATACTTCGTTTAATGTATATAGAGATGCTATTACATTTCCAGTGTCTTCTTCCGTAGGCACTACACGAATAGATTTAGATTTGGATTCAGTAAATATTAATGTATCTCATATTTTATTTTGTTTACACGTTGGAGCTTTAACAGATACTGGAACAAATAAACCTTTACAATATACAAAAGTTAATCGCGCAGGAATCGATGTTAGCGATATATTAATTTCTGAATTAATAGACGCGAGTACTAATAATGCAGCCCATGTAGGAAGAACAGGTCATGGTCTATTCACGACTGGAACGAGGCGTTTGAGCTCTTCGTGGGGAGAAGCAATATTGGACGTTAGCGGAACTTCAGGTCCGGGGCATATATTAACTCCAGACGTTTTAGGAGTTTTTAGTGGGTGGTTAAGCACTGTGGAACTGTCGTTAGGAAATGAAAATACAGGAGAAATTCCTGCTACAACTTTACATTCTAATCAAGAGGGATTTGGATTGAAATCTGTATCAAAAAATTTTTACGTACTAAAACTTGCTGACAAGGCATTTGGAACTTCAGGTATTCCTTTCTCTCGAATTAAAAATAAAACTTTAACTCTTAATATTTTTAATAAATTTTTATCAAACAATCGATTCGGAACACTCGATCCGATTACAGCACGTAGAAGACCTGTTTTGTATGTAACTGCATGCGGAACAACTTTACAAAATATTACTAATAACTTTACAACATTTGCTTATATTTAGTTTGTCAACTTTTTTAATTAAGGTTTGTTATCTTTTATTTAATTTTAAATTTAATACGTATTAATTTTAAAATTATTTTCTTTTATATATTATAAATATGTCAGGAGCAACTGCGGCGCACGCATCTTATAATGGGTCTGGAACTCAGGGTTTAGCAGTAACTAACAAAATTGACGACACCGGAGACATAATATCTGCAATTTGGGGAAAGGACGACACTACTAAGCAACTTCTGCACGGAGCATCTTTAATTGAAATTCCTGCTTCCGGTGGCGGAACTTCACCAGGTAACATCTTTACTTTTACTTTAAATAGTGATATGGACGCAATTGGCGATTTGTATTTAATTGCCACCATAGGTTTTAGTGATACCACCCAAGTGTTGCAAGAACGCGGATTTACTTCGCTAATTAATAGAGTAGAATTTCACTGCGGAACTCAGATATGGCAAACACTAGAACATGACGATTTAGTAGCTTTAAATTCTACAGAACTTTCAGAAAGTGCTTTTGAAAAATATATTTTATCGGCGCAGGGATATTTTTCAGACAGTTCGATTAATAGAAAACCTGATGCTTTCCTTCTTGGAAATGATGATACCCGAGTAGTTAGTTTTAAAATTCCTCTTTTAACTAGAAAAGTTTCTCCAACACTTAATAATTTTTCTAATATTAACGAATCTGGATTTTTAACTGCTGCGGCACCGAATCAAACAATTAAAATTAGAGTTTTTACTAATAGTATCGCCGATATGATGGCTGAAAATATTATAATTGCAGCATCTGGTACAACTTCTACTCTTGATTTGAGATTATACGGAAATCATCTTGTTATGTGTAACGAGGAGCGAGAAAAAATTAGAAATATTCCAGGAGGAATTGCCAAGCGTGTTAAAATAACACAGAATGCCACGCTTTCGTCATTTCCTGCACCTCGGAATGGTGTAATTACTGCTATCATAGATTGCGATCATTTTTCTTTGTATGCTTCGCATCTTATTATTTCTATACGCGATACGGATGCTCAACTGCAAAACATTGTAGGAATGGTTAATGCAGAACCTGGTGTCTCCAATAAGTGTTCTCTAATAGACGCAGACTTGAGATTGAACAACACTTCTTATTGTGGTAGACTCAGTGGAGCTATTATGTCTGGCCCGCTTCCGGATAGTATTGGATTATATGTAAATGCTTTACAATATAGAACTGTAACAGTTGTTGGATCAATACAATACGTATTTCCATTATCAAATTGTGCATTTTCTGGAGCAGGTGTCCCATTAAATAGATTCGATAACATTAGAATTACTGTAAGAATTGCTATGGACTCCCCAACCGTTTCCGTAGCAACTGAGCTATCGAAAATATCGGTTACATGTGTTGGCGAGAGTACAGCTTTGTATAGACAGGGCGCTGCTTCAATTTCTATGTATTAAATTAATTTTTAAATTAAATACTTTAATAAAAATAATTTTAAATTTAATACGTATTAAATTTAAAATTATTTTCTTTTATATATTATAAATATGTCAGGAGCAGTTGCAGCGCACGCTGCCTATAACGGGGCTGGAACTCAAGGACTTGCAGTAACAAATAAAATTAACGACCCTGGTGACATAGTGTCCGTCTTTTGGAATAAAAATGACACAACTAGACAATTATTACACGGAGCAAACTACGTCGAAGTTCCTTCCCAAGGAACATCTGGAAGCTCTGCTAGAAATACAATTACTTTTGATATTAACAACGATGTAGATTGTATTGGAGACCTATTTTTAGAACTAATTGTAGATATTAGCGGCACCGGATTCCTTTCCACAGACGACTCATTCGATTTATTAGATGCTATATCTAGAGTTGAATTTGTTGTAGGCACGCAAATTTGGCATACTCTAGAATTTGACGATATATTGGCTTTATATCATTCCGAATTGTCTGAAGGGATGTATCGCAATCTTACCTATCAACTTTCTGGGAGTATAGCAGATATTTCGAATCAGAACGTATTTAGATTTCATCCTAATGTTGTAGATTCTATTAATGGTTCAACAACTTCTTATTTAGCGGTTGTTCCTCTCGTTATGTTAACAAGAACGCACAAGCGAAAACTAGAAACATTTTCAGAAAGTTGCGAAGACGGTTATCTAATGGCGGCAGCACCAAATCAACAGGTGCGTATTAATGTTTTTACAAACCCTGCTACCAACGTTTCGGCAGCCGCTACCAACGTTAACGTAAGATTGTATTCCAGAAACATAGTTATGTGCGAAGCTGAGAGGCAACAATTATCTAATATGCGTCTAGTTAAAAAAATTAAAATTTCGCAAAATGCTTTTATAAGACCTACACTTACAAATGTTGAACACACCGTTATTTTAGATCACTTTTCTTTGTATGCATCGCATCTTATAATATCTACTACTATACCTGACTATAGATTAAATACTATGGAATTACTTTTAAACTCTACCACTTATTCTGGACAAATGCCCGTAAGTATTCTAAAGGTTTCGGGAGCAGCATTAGGTTTATATTGTAATAAATCCAGTCATGGGGGCGGTTATGATAATAGAACTCAATATATATTTCCATTAGCATCGACGGCCTACGGTGGTTCGTGTGTACCACTTAATCGTTTTGACAATATCCGACTAGTTATTACAACTCAAGGTGGAGACCTTCCACCCCTTGCCTTCTCTGTAAGCACCGATAGACACCTTATTAGCGTAACGGGAGTTGGATATACTACAGCGGTGTACGCGAATGGCGCGGCATCGGTTGCGATGTATTAAATTAATTTTTAAATTAAATACTTTAATAAAAATAATTTTAAATTTAATACGTATTAAATTTAAAATTA